AACATTCAGAACCTACCCAGTCGTGGTGCTAATGGTAAGAAGTTGAAGTCCAGTATCATTGCGCCAGTAGGTTACACACTAGTAGATTGTGATTCATCTCAGATTGAGGCGCGTGTACTTGCGTGGGTAGCAGGACAAGATGACCTAGTAGAAGCGTTTGCTAACAACGAAGATGTGTATATAAAAATGGCATCTAAGATATACAACGTCAAGGAGAAAGACGTTACCAAGGAGCAACGGTTTGTTGGCAAGAGTACGATACTTGGTGCAGGGTATGGCATGGGTGCGGTACGATTTGCTGAGCAGTTGAAGTCATTTGGTACTACTATATCTGTAGATGAAGCGCGTAGGATTATATCTATCTATCGAGAATCTAATTGGAAGATCAGTCAGTTTTGGCGTAACTGTCAAAACATGTTGGTCGAGATGTCTCGCGGTAGAGTTATGTCTTTTGGTGCGAATGGTATTGTAAAAAGCGTAGAGACTGCAACAGGTTATGGCATTGAGTTGCCAAGCGGTCTAGTTATGCGCTACGATGACTTACAGTATGAACAAGGCGAGCGTGGTGTGGAGTTTAATTATAAGACACGACGAGGTCGCACAAGAATCTACGGTGGTAAGGTTACAGAGAATGTATGCCAAGCTATCGCTAGGTGCATCATGGGTGAACAGATGTTGGCTATTGCTAAGCGGTATAAACCTGCACTCACTGTGCATGATTCCGTGGTATGCTGTGTACCTGATGATGAGTTAGACGAAGCTAGACAATACATAGAAGAGTGTATGAGTACGACACCTTCATGGGCAGAGGGTATGCCTATAACGTGTGAGTCTGGCATTGGTAAATCTTATGGAGACTGTGAATAATGGCTAAAGATAAAATAGAAGAAGCAATCAAAGAAGTACACGAGGCGGCAGACAAAGCTATTGACGAGGTTCAAGAGGAAATTCAAGAAACTCGTATGGAGGTCACCGCTTGGCTAAAACAAACCCGTTCTTTCACATACGCTGAGTTGTTAGTGGTAAGTGTAGGCATTGTAATGGTTGTTTGGGCGGCAGGGAGCCTCTAGTGAGTATTGCACCGTGGTCATTCAGCAAAATAAAATCCTTTGAACAATGCCCAAAAAAGTTTTATCATCTAAAGGTAGCAAAGGATTACAAAGAGCCTGAGACTGAGGCTATGTTGTATGGGACTGCGGTGCATTTAGCCGCTGAAGAGTATGTAAGAGACGGGAAACCGTTACCCCCAGAATACATGTACATAAAAGCCCCAATAGACGCACTATGTGCTAAACAAGGGGAAAAAATCTGCGAATTGGAAATGGGGTTAACGGCAGACCTTGAACCGTGTGGGTTCTTTGATGATGATTGTTGGTATCGTGGTATAGCTGATTTAGTTATAGTCGATAGAGAAAACAAACTGGCTTGGGTAATTGACTACAAGACAGGTAAGAATACTAGGTATGCAGACAAGGGTCAGTTAGAACTAATGGCATTGTGTGTATTCAAACACTTCCCCGAGGTTGAGACTGTAAGAGGGGGGCTTTTGTTTGTTGTGTGTAACGAGTTAATACGAGATACCTACAAAGAAAGCTCCGCTGGTAAGATGTGGGAAAAGTGGTTAGCTGACTACAAACGTATGGAAATAGCGTATACTAATGATGTATGGAATGCTCACCAAAGTGGGTTATGTAAACGACATTGCATTGTTACAGAATGCGTGCATAATGGTAGACACTGATGAGAAAGAAACGTAAAAAACAAGTTAATGCTCCTGTTGGCAGTGAAACCTTTGAAAGAAGAATGGAACGCCAACGTGCTAGGCGTGCGTTTGATAAGAAGCATGGTAAAGCCGCACGTAAAGGGAAAGATATAAGCCACAATAAGATGTTAAAGGATGGTGGCAGTAACAAGGATGGGTATAAATTAGAAAGTCCTAGTAAGAACAGATCTAGGAATGGGCATAAGCCTAAAAAGAAATGACTCTGCTTGTCGTGTGTAGACGCTTAGCTTGATGCGTCGTTAAATGATGTAGCCAGTTCTGTCCTCCTGACTATACGTATGCTACATAAAATCAAGTTAGCTATGGGTTTTGATTAAAGTCCCACATAGCAGACCTAGCCCCATCTGTAGCGGCATCGGGGCTAATTTTATCGTAAACGGACACCGTTTTACGAGGTTCACTGATGGAGAATAATAATTGAAGATTGTAGATAACAAAGCACTATTACTTAACTTGCGTACTCCGGGTAGAGTGACGAGTTGTATACCAAAGAGTAAGACGTTATCAGAACACCAAGTATTAGTTAACTGGGGAGTAGATGAGGTACAGGTACTACGTAACATAGGTATCAATGCACCATCACCAATAGAAGGTAGGTATGAGTGGACAGGCAGGTATGATCCATACGACCACCAGAAAGCTACCGCAAGTTTTATGACACTAAATAAAAAGTCCTTTTGTTTTAATGAACAAGGGACAGGTAAGACAGCCAGTGCTATTTGGGCATCGGATTACTTGTTGAATCAAGGTAAGATAAACAGGGTGTTAGTTATATGTCCTCTATCTATTATGGAATCGGCATGGCGTAATGACTTATTTAGCTTTGCTATGCACCGCAAGGTAGATGTAGCGTATGGTTCAAAGAAGAAGCGCAAAGAGATAATCGAAGGCGATGCTGACTACGTGATAATAAATTATGATGGGGTAGAGATTGTACAAGATGCCGTAGCTGAAGGTGGTTTTGATTTAATTATCGTAGATGAAGCTACGCACTATAAGAATGTACAGACCAAGCGATGGAAAACCCTCAACAAATTAGTCAACAAAGATACATGGCTGTGGATGATGACAGGTACACCTGCGGCACAGAGTCCAACTGATGCGTACGGCATAGCTAAACTTGTTAACCCCAATGGTGTACCTAGATTCTTTGGGTCGTTCCGAGATACAGTAATGCAAAAGGTAACTAATTTTAAGTGGATACCAAAAGAAACAGCTACGGATACCGTACACAAAGTATTGCAACCTGCTATACGTTATACAAAGGAAGAGTGTTTAGACTTACCACCTATGGTATATGTCAAACGTGAAGTCGATATGACTGCACAACAAAAGAAATACTATAAAGAATTAAAGAGTAAGATGATTATGCAAGCGGCAGGGGAACAGATCACTGCGGCAAATGCAGCTGTAAACATGAACAAGCTACTACAAATATCATCTGGTGCTGTATATACCGATACTGGCGATTCTTTGGAGTTTGATATAACCAAACGTTATAAGGTGTTAAGAGAAGTTATTGATGAGTCTAGTAAGAAAGTATTAGTGTTTGTGCCCTTCAAGCACACCATAGACTTACTGACTGAGAAGTTAAGGAAAGATGGTATAGCCACTGAGGTCATACGTGGTGATGTAAGCGCACCTAAACGCACTGATATATTCAAACGCTTTCAAGAACAAGACGACCCTAAAGTTTTAGTAATCCAACCACAGTCTGCGGCACATGGTGTAACACTTACAGCGGCAAACACTGTAGTGTGGTGGTCGCCCACTAGTTCACTGGAAACGTACGCGCAAGCGAATGCTAGGGTACACAGATCAGGACAAGATCAAAAGTGTACCATCGTACATCTACAAGGGTCGTTTGCAGAGCGTCGAGTTTATACCTTATTAGACAACAGAATAGACGTACATACCAAGATGATCGATTTATACAAGGAAATACTTGACTGAGCCACTATTTTACGTTATGGTCAATGTCCCTTTAACAAAGGAGCGTAAGATGAGTGATGTACCAAACGCTGAGAAGCTAACTGCTGTCTACCTAAAGATAAAAGATAAGCGTAGTGAGTTATCAGCAGAGTTTAAAGAAAAAGATGCTGAGTTATCCGATCAGTTAGATAAGGTAAAGCGTGCTTTACTGGACTACTGTGAGGAACAAGGCGTTGATAGTGTAAGGACTTCGGAAGGGTTGTTCTATAGGTCGGCTAGAACACGTTACTGGACAAGTGATTGGTCTTCAATGCACGAGTTTATACTTGAGAATGAAGTACCAGAGTTGTTAGATAAACGTGTCAATCAATCTAATATGAAGCAATACCTTGAAGAAAACCCAGACCAAGTACCAAAAGGTCTTAACGTAGATTCTGAATATATTGTTTCAGTGAGGAGAAAGTAATGGCGGATAAATATGTAACCGCAGAAGAAGTGGCAGATAAGTATAGTATATCTGTACACGGTATACGTGGGTGGAGGCGTAGAGGTATTGTACCTACTCATCTTTATATAAAGATTGGTGGTCAGTACCGATACGATTTAAAGGGCTTGGAAGAGTTTTTCCGAGGCAACACCGCCCAATCTAAAAGCGAAGAGGTAAAGGAAGACACTAGAACCCCCCGCCAAAAGCTAGATGACTATTCATTAACAGGTAAGAGTGAAGAACTTAAAGCCCAACTTACCGAAATGGATTTTGCAGCAGACGAGGACTTCTAGTGAGAAGGTTAAGCATACGTGGTGGTCAGTTTACATTAATGAATGATGGTGAGCATGAAGTCTTGCCCCATGATAGTGTAGATGTAATCATCATAAATGCCGCGCCTGTATCAAGATCATACTTTGGTAATCAGTTTGACCCTAACAAGTCTACTGCACCAGTCTGTTGGTCTGATGATACGCAAAGACCATCACGCAATGTACCACAGGATAACGTGCAATCAGGTAGGTGTATGGACTGTACACAAAACGTGCGTGGTTCTGGGGAGAATGGTGGTCGGGCTTGTCGGTTTCAACAACGACTAGCTGTTGTATTTGAGGGAAACCTCGATGAGGTGTATCAGTTGCAGATCCCTGCCAGTACAATTTTTGGTAGGGTGACTAATGGTAATATGGGTATGCAAGAGTATGCTCGCCATTTAGCCGCACATGCTACATCAGTTATTGCTGTCTTTACGAATATCTATTTCGATAAAGACAGTGTTGTACCTAAACTTTACTTCAAACCTGTACGCCCTGTAGATACAAAGACAGGATTAAAGGTGGCTGAAATGGTAGTGCACGAAGATACAAAGGCGGCTATAACATCTATAGTCCCTGTGTCTGGTGAGACTGCATCACCTTTTGCTGTCGTTGAGGGTGGGTTTGAGTTAAATGCGAACTAACGAAGGTAATTAATTATGGCTAATCAAAATAGCTCTTATGTAGTACAAAACGTTGAGGCTCTTTGGCCTCGTATCAATAAACCATATCGCTTTGACAATGCAGAGAATCGCACTGTTCCTTGTGATCCTTTTGAAGATAACGCTAAATACGAAATTAAGTTTCGTATGAATAAAGATCAGGCTAAGGCTTTGTATCTTGAAATGTGTAAGGCGTATGAAGAACGCAAAGAAAAAGGGTGGCCTGAGAAAGTTGATAACCCATTCACCAAAGATGATGATGGCATGTATACCTATAAAGCATCATTGAAAGGTGCGTATGGTAAAGAGGCTACACTTAAACCTGTACAATATGACTCAAAAGGAGCTAAACTACCTAACGATTTCATGTTGACAACTGGAAGCACTGTAAACGTAGCTGTCGTATTTGTCCCATACAATATGCGTGAAGCAGGAATCTCACTACGCTTACGTGCTGTGCAGGTTATCAAGTATGTACCAATGGAAGCATCATCTCCGTTCGGTGCTGTTGAAGGTGGCTTTGAGTTTAAAGCCGAGGACGACAACCCTTTTGAAGTTGTAGAAGCT